TATATAAATTGCTGTCAAAGTTTTGCTTAGGCGGAGTTCCGTCTGAGCAAGACAAGGCTGTAGCGTACGCGAAATTTCTGAGTACCGAAGACCGTTGCTCACTTGTGAACGAATACTATGCTTCGTCCTCCGTGGCGAAGGGTGCTAACGGGTTATTCCTTAGTGTCTCAAAAATAGTTTCCTCCGTTCTAGGCCCAGTTGATCAGTTCTTCAAATGGGTTGAGTTACAAGCGACGACGTCGTCCACCTTCGTTCCGGACCTTTTTACCGAAGTATTCGGTAAAGACGGACAAGAGACGTGGGACTCCCTGTCAGCCAAATACGGCCCAGGTGTCTCATTTGGTCGTGACGGTGATAAATTATCGTCAATTTCAGAAAAATTACTGCTTGGGTCAGTGACTGCCGACTGTCGTTATTTAGTCAGTTGGATCAGGTCAGTGTTTGAGGGTTTACCTCAATCTGCCGCTACGCACGTGGTGCGTGGTAGCTGTTTAACCTTCGTAGTAAAACGTGTTGGGGAAGCTCGGACGATTTGCTATGAACCTAGCATGAATATGCTGATTCAGAAGCTTATAGGACTCTACTTTAAGTTCAGGCTGAAAGCCTGCTTGGGTATTGACCTGTCAAATCAGGAACGAAACCGTTCACTAGCAAAACTAGGATCGTTGTGTGACAGTTATGCCACCGAAGATCTGACGTCTGCTTCTGATTTGAACGCCTCTATACCAGTTCTTCAAACGTTCTCCCCAGGTTGGTTTCGGTTGTTAGATGATTGTCGGTCGAAAGAATATTTTGATCCGATCAAAAAGTCCTGGCAGCCGTTCCATAAGTTTTCAACTATGGGTAACGGTTTCACCTTTGAACTGGAGACCCTGTTATTCGCCGCAATTGTAAAATCTGCAATTGATAGCACCAGAAACGATGCTATTGCGTGGAGGGAAATCGCCGTTTACGGCGACGACCTCTTATTCCCGAAGGAATACGCAGCTGTCGTGGAACAGGCACTGCTGATATTTGGGCACATTCCAAACTCTGAAAAGTCATTCGCCGAAGGCCCCTTTAGGGAGTCATGCGGTGGCGACTATTTTGAAGGGACAAATGTTACGCCCTTCAAAATTAAGGATTTGGACTTAAATGACCCAACGTCAGTCGTCAACGTTTATAATGGACTCTTTATCAGTGCTCGCGAAAATCCTGACCTGCGTAGTATTTGTTGCAGGTTTGGCCGCGCTCTATCTTTTATTGAGCGTTGGCTTCGATCACGTTATCCTCGATTAGGGGACGGCGAGATTGAAAGCAGATTCAGCAAAACACTGGTCGAGTATGTATTTCAACCTTCGAACCGTTGGTTGTTTTCGATTACTCCTACTGTTAATGTGCTATATTCCACTTATGTGCAACGCATCGTACCCAGGTGGCTACTGGTCAAACAACGGGAACCTAAACGCAAGTTTGGGAAAGCCCTTGACTACTGTATCACTATTGAGTATTTACGCTATCTCACACAGAATGGAGGTGAGCATGTTAGTATCTGGGAAGAAACTCCTCGATTTAGACGAAATCTTGATCTATATCGCTCGAAAGTGCGCAAGCCTACCAGAGGTGGAAATGCACCACCTGTGTATTGCGAAGGCAAACCAGGCGATTCTCGCTTGGCAAACCGACCCAATCGCAGCGACGTGTCGCTACCCATGGCTCAGTTTGTTCACTTACGAAGAAAAGGAGTGTCCGTTATCTACACAGTGGTTTAACTTTAGTTACGGGTTTAAACCCGGGCTAAAGCTTCCTCACGATCGAGATAATGATGTGACATCATAATCTCTTCACAAGGTTCACCGCTTATAGGTGTGTACTCGGGATGCTAAGCATTCCGTTTCCA